CGTAAAGGAGGCCTATATCTCGTGCCGATTGAAGGATATACCCAGGTACCAGTACCGCAGCTTGAGTTATACCTAGCTGGCTGATTGTTACAGCTTTACTCCAAGAGGCTGTTAAGTCACTGATGTCTTTTAAGCTAGAAACGTTGAGAATAATACCCACGTCAGACACTTTACTGCCTACTGGAAGGAAATATGAGTTATTGGCAGGTACCAGCGTGCCAGCTGACTTCAACTTGGTTGATACGATAGCAGCAGTGACTCCAGCAGTAAGTGCCACGGCGGGATTAGTGGTACTTTTGCTAGTAAATTGTTTTACTGTACTTACCGTAGAATACGTTGTCGCACCTGGTATAGTAACAGAAACCTGTACGTCTGGGGTTACTTCGCCGCTTGTAACAACCTGATTAGCCCCTAAAACTCTAAGTAAATTCTGGGTTGTAAATTCATATAACTCCGCATTGATTTCTAAATCATACCCTGTCAGAGCTTGATGAATACGGGCGTTAAAGTTACCGCCACGCAATTCCGCATACGTTTTTGCAACGTTGATGGTAGCATTTTTTACCAGCCCAACGGAGTCGTTACTGGTTAACCTTCCAGCGTCATTCAAATTACCAATTCGCAATTCTGCAACGCCAATCTGGAAATTGGAGCTTTTCGCTCCACCGATATTTTCCATGTTCTTTTCTCCTTAAATAAGAAACCACCCCACGCTAGCAGGGTGGAGTTGACTAGCTTACGATTGACCGTTCCAGAACAGACCTAACTTATTACCCGCGTCACTTAGAGACTTGACGTGAGCCAAGTCCTTACCCGTATCAAAGTCATCTGCGGTGGGCAACAAGATTTTGAAGGTCATTGGAGTAACAGCAAAACTGTCGTTAGAGAAGGCATAGTCCATACCACCTTGGATTGAGGCTTTCCAGAAGCGGAATCCTTGAGGTAAGTTGGTGTTATGGTTTTTACCCAAAACGTCAATGGTGTAGTATTCGGTTGAAGCCGAGTTACCTAAACCAACAGGGTTGATGGTATAAACTACAACTTCAGCATTATCTGCATAGTCAAAAAGCAATGGAGTGTCATCTGAAAGAACTAGCTCTAGCTTCCCCGCAGGCGACACAGTTCCGAATGCGCTTGGGTTTGTTGTAAATTTAGCTCTTGTGGCTTCTACAATGCTTAAATTTTCTGGGTTATCTTTACCATACACACCTAAAATAACCTTAGTCTTTTCAGATGCAGCCACCATGTCATAAGTAGCCCCAAGGTCTGGGGAAAACCCACTAATAAACGCGCACCCTTCAATGACTAAAGAAAGGCTGGCGGGTGAGATTTTGCTGAACACGGTCTTAGCCGTGGTGGCAGTATCTGATGCGTAACCGCCATCAACTATGCCAGAGGTAGCACCCACAAAGGAATCAGCTGCGCCTGTGGCTACTGACAATTTCCCAGAGACGGCTACATCCACCTTTTCAGCTTTGAACCCTTCGTTCAACATCGCGCGGATGTTTTTACGGGTATACTCATACGCCTGAACGGATACGGTAACAGTCGTTTCAGTAATTACCGAGTCAACTAATTGTAAGGGTAAGCCGCCTTTAAGTTCCGCTACGTTTTGTGCGAAGTTAACATTCGCAGATTGCAATAAACCCACTGAATGCGCTTTTTGTTGAAGTCTGTTTGCGTCTTTTAAACCACCAATTCGTAACTCAGCGTTACCAATTTGGAAGTTCTTTGACATCGCAGTACCTAAATTTGCCATCTTTACTACTCCTTTCTATAGAAATGTTACGTCTTACGACGTGGTTGTGTGGCTTACGCCATATTTTTTAACATCAGGCTTTAGCGTGACCCTTTTCAATAAGGGCTATCAAAGCCTGTCTAGCTGTTCGTCCTGCGGCACTTGAAAGCTCTGCCACAAAAGGTCGTCTAAATTCAGGGTTTATAAAGCGTCTTGTGCCTCGGTCATGCCCACTGCCTACACGGTTTAAGGTATAAAACGCATTCCGTGCATCTGTCATGGTGTAAGGTTTATTTTCTGAATTAAACTGTTTATCTGCTTCGGCATGTGCAGCTGTGTGAGTATTAGCCGCTGCACCACGAACACCGCTTCGGCCATTCTGTGGTAATCTTTCCTCTAACACCGCACTAGCCGTGCGCCGAGGGTTGTGGCGTGGGTCATCCGTAGTATGCTTTTCTCGGTAGGCTTTTCTAGCCTCTAAAATTTTCTTGCTAACTTTACCCGCAAATTTACTGCCACCCATAAAGTGATGCGATACCTTCTGTAACTGACCACCAAGTATAAATGGCGTAGAAATCAAATCATCCATCAAAGCCCCGTTACTCGCTTGCCACTTTGGAATAGCTAATTCAAGTGTGTAAGTTACTGAGCTTCGACGTTCCCGATTGTCAGGGTGTGAACGGAAAGCATCCATTGTCTGATGCAACTTTTTAGTGTCGTAAAACTCACTATCATCACCTTTCAACTTACTCATGTGAACAGCTAAACTACGTTTATACTCCGAGGCTAAACGACCTGAGTTCTTCCAAAAAGTTAATGACCGACCTTCTTTTTGTTTTCGCTTGAGTGTTATATCACTCAACGGTTTCCAGTTAGTTTTGACAAGTGCTTTATAATCCTTATCGCCACTGTGCATACCCGATGAGACAGTAAATTTACCATTACCACTCATAGGCATTTCAGGCGTTTCTAAAACTCCACCTAAACCCGCCAAGTACGACACATACATCTTTTTATGTACTTCAACTGCACGCATCGCCTTCTCAAACAACTGGCTTTTTCCTGCGGCAATTATAGACTTACCTGATCCAGGTTTAAACTCACCGTTGAAATAGGCGGACGATATAACTGTTCTTAGGTCAACTTCTCGACGTATTTGCTTCTCAAGATTTTGCCTAAAATCAGGCATGTTGAACTGCACACCTTTAAGCATTGCTCCAGCAGGGGCTTTTGAAGTATATCCGTTACTTCTTTTTACTGTAAGTTTGCCGTGTGAAGCGTCCCCACCTGTAGTTAAGTTTACAGGGGAAGCCCCGTGAACGTACTGGAACTCAACGGAGGACATTCTACCGTCAGGTCGTAGGGGATTTGCTGCGGCTTGGTTACGCTTAATCTGTTCAATTACGTCTGCGGCTCGCTGAAACCTTTTTGTACCTTGTTGCGACTTACTGAGTATTCTTTGTGCTGCTTTTAGTTTATCTTCATCAGATGTAACAGATACTGCGTTCAATGCTGCTTTGTTAGCTTTCCACCCCGCATTACTCTCTGCCTGCGCGTCTTTAGATAATGCTCCACTCCCTCCCAAATCTCTATCAGCAAGTAGGCTTTGTTTCGCGGATGTTTTTGTAGATACGTCAATACCTTTAGTTAACCGCTCAATTCGGTCTAGCTCTGCGTACTCCGAGTCATGTTTAGAAAAACTTGACCCTGAGTAGTCATCACTACTCCCGTAATCATCATCCCAATCAGACATATCTCACCGCCCGAACAGTAACTGCAACAAACCGAACATTAGTCGCTAAATCTTGTTGTGCAGGAGCCAGTCCGCAGGTTACAACATAAAACTTGCCAACAAGTTCTGTTGAACTTACTTCACCGCTGTAGTCTTTTATATCGTGGCTTTCATTGACCCTGAAAACACTGGAGATTTCCCCAACAAGATCAAGGGATATATACTGCGAAGGGTCTAACATCGTCATTGCACCAATGTTAAAACTCGCAGTGTACATCGGGTCAAACGGCGTTTCGTCTATGCTGGTCAAATCCCAACAAATGGCAGGCTGGTCTGATTCTACAATAGCAGTGTCAAATTCAGAAGAAGCCAAATCCATGAAGGGTAATCCCTTTGCGTCTGCAATTTGTTTAGCCAAATAATCAATCGTAGATTTAAGTGCAACAGAAAATGTAGCATAACTCATGCTGACCTCTTACCGATTGCTCGGCACATTTTAAAACCTGAATTTTCAAACACGTCATGCACCTCGTAATAAACGTTGCCAACTTTGATTTCATGCTGTGTCTCAAGTGGGCAATCTGAGGGCAGGAAAACTAAACAATCTGAGAACTTACTTGACTTGAATACCCGTGAACCTGACGAGGTAACGTGTTCCACATCACAGAAATAAGTACCCACCACTTCGCGTGTAACACTCTTGGCTGTACCTGATGCTGCATACGTTTTGGCAAACGTGATTAAATCACCTTGAGCATCTGCTCGACGAAGTAAATAGAACTTACTGTATTGGTCGCCATTCACATCGTTGGTTTTGAAGCCCGTTAAATACACCTGATTTGTTGTTTGAATTTTTATGACAGGGTAAGTATCTAAAGCCGTCGTAGCTATGTCTGTTAAAGCGTATTGGCAGTTCGTGTCGAACTCATGCACCGAGATAAATCTGTCCGAAGGCAGAATACATATCAACGCAACATTTGGAATCCACTTCGTACCATTCCAACCGCTTACTGGGGTGTTTGCAAAATAAGACGCTGCAATAGATAGATTCATGCTTTAACCTGTAACAGGGTCATAACTGCTACCAACAATGGAGAATGGTTTGAATGCAACCGTGGCTGCGGTTGTTGTAACGGAGTTATTGTCAGTCACAAACTTCTTATAAAAAGACACTCGTTCGGATAGGCGGGAGTAGAGTTGTTCGTAATCAATAGTGGTAAATCGGTTCATGGCATTTTTACCATCTGACACCGATTGGATTGCAGCGAGTTGTAGGGAAGTTACTATGAGTTTGGCGCAGAAGTAAGTGGAGTACAAGCCAAGCGCGTCGAAGGTATCTATTTCTACGGTGGTGGCTGTGCCTGAGTTTACCGCATCAGCAAGTGTAACGTGGTTTCCCACCCAATTAGCTAAGTCTAATCTCAGTTCTTGCTCTAACATCCGTGTGGATAACTGCTCGTCTGACATCTCTTTTGAAGAAACACCTAATACAGACCTAATACCATCAAGTTCTGCGTAGAGAATAGTAGCCATTTTCTGCCCATAAGTAAGTATAATGCGACAATTATACGCTATTCGGGCTGGGTTTAATACTTTTAATTGTAAGGAGTCCTGGGATAGACCCCTCTCCCCTTAAACTATGGCGTAATGTATGCCTCGTGGCACTTCGCAAGGCAGGCCTGCAATATCTGAATGCGGGTTTCAAGTGGCTGTTCTTTCAAGAACTCCCACACACGCTCTTCAGGTTTCAGGTTCACAACAGGGATATTATCCCACTGTGTCGTTTGTGGGGTTACTGTTGCCATTTCTGGTTCAGGCACTGGGACATACTCTTTATTTTTAATTTTGTCTTTGACCTTGGGTTTGGGCTTACTCAGGTCGCCCTTCAGTTCCCAAATGTACAACTTTATTTGGTCAATGGTTAAGCCTCTGTGCATAGCATAATCATAGGCTTTGTTCCCTTTTTGTCTGTCCGAACTCATGAGTAATGCGATCTCCGTGCAGACAGAAACAGACATCCCAACAGTGTTCTTGTTGACGAAATGGCGTGCAAGGTGCATCCACCGATTACGGGCTTGTTGTGAACACTCGTTTAACCCTTTACTTTTTAGGTAATCCCCAAATGCCCTGTCGTACTTATGCCCACCCCCTCTTACGTCTACTGGCCATTTTGCACGAATTGCATTCAAGATTTGACCCCTGGCAATGACTGTGCGCTTGCCCACGTTCCTGAACATTTCTACCAATTCGTCCTTGTCGTACACGTCAAGATTCTCAGAACCCGCCAAAATACTAAGCTCTATACGACGTTCTTTCTCGCTCCGCACCAAGGCTGGCATCGTGTTTTCGACAAGTGTACCAGTTACGGCTACTTCCTTTGTGTTTGTTTTAATAGACATTTTTAATACTCCTCCAAGTTAATTTACGGTTAAGTTATAACACATAAAAATAACTTAGTGCAAACATTTTTTTTTTTATGAAACTTCGCCTGTCTACGATGAACGTTTAGACAAAGTAAGCCTTTCTTTATAGCTCAATTCAGTGAATTTTAGACAAAATAATTGCAGGGTTCATTGCCGCTCTTTATGCTCTCTAGGTTACTGAAATAGTTAACAAGTAATAACACAGTAAAGAAATTAGTGCCGATTCCCTTTGCCGATGTGTAAGCAGTTGTTTTAAGAGGCGTAAGCGTGGTTTTAAAGGGGTCAGAGTGCCGAGGTGAAAAAGCCCACATACTTGTGGGCTTCTGGTTCTTACGCGGGGAGGGCTAGTTTACACCATTAACTCCCAACGTTTTTTACCAGCGTCAAACAACTGATAATACCCAGCGAGGTGGCAGTTCTCACGCTCTGTCAGATTTGGGTCGAAGTTAGGTAACATCTTCGCAAGGGCGGCTCTGCGGAAGTTTGATTTGTGTTTTCTAACTCTAGTTTCATCTGTGATATACGCATAGTCAGGCGGAGATTCTTTCACAAGTTCAAATCCCATTGCTCCGTACATTTTCCCATTGCTGTGTCGGTTATCAGAATAAGACACAACGGTCTTGCAATCGGGTGTTTCCTTGATAAATGCTTTCATCAATTTAGAACACCCCCCGATAACTCTTGTGGAAGAACAGTAACGAATCAACTCATATTTTGATTGGTCAGTATTTCCCCTGTGTGTTTTTAACCTACCGAATACCATCATAGCAACTAACCCACCATTGAAGAATAAACCCTTAGATTTAGTTGCAGTTGAAGCCCCCTGTAAGTGATAGGTATTTTGAAAGTCTTTAGCCTCACCCCAATCTAAATCTTTTACTAATGTTTTTCTAGCTGCAATAGCGTCTGAAAGTACGCCCAGTTTCGCAGAGATAATCCCCTTTACCTGTTCAAACCGATTCTCTATTTCTTCTGTATAAAAATGAAGTAACTGCACCCCGTTAGACTCACAGTTATCAGCCTTAATTTTTTGGTGATTTTTAACCCAATCCCAAGTCTTATCTTTCGCCTGAGAGGAGTGCCACCACTCCCCGTTTATCTCAATGCCAAGGTTGTGTTCTGGGAGGTAAAAATCAAGCTCTAAGGGATGCTTCTTCCCATAACCTGCAACACCTGTTCTATCCCCCTTTTTAAATACTACGTTTAAGCTCTTCAAGTATCCCTCAATCTTTGTTTCAAACTGAGAAATCTGATTAGAACATTTCACGCAACCGTGACCGCCAAGGTGGTCATTGGGGTTTTGCATGAAAGAGCCGTGTAAAGGGCAAATGATTTCAAACTTATCTTTTGATGTTAAGTAATTCCCGACATACTCGTATTTCGCACCGTGTATGGCTTGGGCTTTTTTAACAAAGTCTTCTGTATTTCCAGACCGTAGCTTCGCACTTCTGGCATCGCTACATTTGGGGCAACCTCTTCCACCCCCTCTGTGCGTAAGGTGTTCTATAGGGCGCATACTAAAGTCACCGTGTTCTAGGCAAGTAACAGTTATTTTGTGGTTGTTCCCTAAGTACACGGATTTTGAATAATCATACTTATCTCCATGCACATCTAATGCCTCTTTAACCCACTGCTCCAATCCTTTCTGACTTGCTTTTGCCCTCCTGGTTATCCCACAAACTCTACAGCCTGAGCCGTTTAGATGTACTGAAGGTTTCTGCTTGAAATCCCCATGTTCTGGGCAAGTAATGATTACACTTTTGTGTGCGTTTTCATACCTTACTTTTTCATATCTGTAATAATCACCATGCACCCCTTTTGCCTCTTGTAAAAACCACTCCTGATTGTATGTTAATTTTCTCGTCTGTACACACTTCTCAGCCCCACAGGTTGGGCAGCCTTGTTTTTGGTTTATGTGACAGGCAGCATCCTGTACAAACTCACCATGTAATTTGCAGATAATTATCATCTTGGTTGTTTTATTAACAAACAGGGTTTTGGAGTAGTCATACAAAGCCCCATGAACTCTTTGAGCATCTTTAAAAAACTTTACTTCACCCTTCTGGTGTCTGCTTGCATAGTAACAGTTTGGACACCCATTACCTGTTGCGTGGGCTGTAGGTGTCTGGAAGAACTCCCCATGCTGTGGGCAAAAGATTCTTAATTTTTCTTTATTACTTACCCATGACTCCATGTCGTATGTATATTTGTTGTCAAACTTTACTTTTGCTTTCTCTACAAAGTAATACTTATCTGGTTCTTTCTTAGCCATTTTGTACCTCCAATTAGTAATGTACTATTATAAGAAAAATCTTATAAGATAGCAACATACTACATAGGTATTTATTTCAGGCAAAAAGAAACCCCAATTAAGGGGCTTCCGAAGTTTGTTAGTTTAAACTAACTTTGCAGCACCAAAGTGAACTTGGGCTTCAATGAAGGCAGGAATAACGCCTTCAAACACATGACCAGACTTGTAAGTTGTTCCTGTAGTCATGTCTACTAAATCAAACTCTGCTTGTAATGTTTTACTTGCTAAAGTTTTTCCTGTAGTCATGTCTACTAAATCAAACTCTGCTTGTAATGTTTTACTTGCTAAAGTTTTTCCTGCTTTTACTTCTGTTGCATCCGCCATAGTATTCTCCTATTAGGCACTTAATGTCATTACACGCCAGCCGTCATCTGCGCCTGGCAACAATCTGAAGTACGATTCTGACCAATCAAATCTCATCGCACTTGACTTACGCAATACAAAGTTCTCAACAGCGGAATAAGCTGCGCCGCTATAAATCACTTTTTGAAGTGCGCGGGTGCTATCTAAACCAACGATACGACCCGTACCGCCAATGAGACTTGGATCATCAATGATGAAGAAGTTCATACTGTCTTGAATGTTCGGGTTTGCCGCAACAACCATACTGTTCAAGCGTCCATCAGTGCCTTCGTTACCCGTCCAGATAGGTTTGTTTACACGACCCTCAATCATAAGATAAGTGTCTAAATCCGTAATACACCAATTGACATTTAACTTTTTCCAATCTTTTCGAAGGAATTTGAGCCATGCCTTGTGTGTTATGAAGTTGTTACCAACAGCACACGCAGAATCAAGACTGGTAGATGTAAATGAACTCAAGGCGGTAATGCCCAAGTCTGTATCGCCAAGAATACATTTTTTCAAACCCGCATCAATGATTCGACCTCTAGCACCGATTGCTTGTTCACGCAACGCGATACCAACTAAATCAAGAGTTGTAGCTTTCATCGCTTCGTCGGTAATTGATAAACCAATGTTAAAAGATGGGATTCTGTACGATTTTTCAGATAAACTGATACTTACCAATGCACGCGGCTCGGTGTTCTGAGACGCTGGATTTGAGTCCTCAGCTCTCGGTGCCGTTACGTCTATTAACGGCTGCGTCCAGCGTTGGCTATCAACTGATGTTGTTTTAGCAACTAAGCGTTGGAACATACCCTCATAAGAAGTGTTATCTTCCACAAGATATGCGTTCATCATTTCTAAAACAATACTCGGGAACAACAGGCGACCCAAAACGGTGTCTCTGGCGTTGCCTTCATTTCTTGTCATAGTTGATAAGTTAATTTGTGTGCCGCCCGTAGCAAATAATTCTGCCATTGTAGGTGGTTTCAAACCTGTAGTTCTATCTTCTCTAACGAAAATGTCAGATGACGCTAAAACTTGGTCAAACGCTTTTCCGTATTTGCTCTCGTCAGTTGAGAATTTTGTGTTGATGTGTTGAGCAAACGATTTCCCATCAGCGTATGCCTGGGCATAGTCCTCCAAGGATAACTCTACTTCTTGTGACGTACCGTCTTTACCAATAATTCTTGCCATTCCGTGCGCTCCTTAAATCCGTTCAATTAAAATAGTGTCACCAGCTGCCGCAGCTACTGATGCCGCAGAGCCTGTTTTAACCGCTGTACCTGCCGCAGTTTTAATCAAGCGGATGTAACGCCATAAGCATTTAGTCGGTGCGCCTGAAATAACTACCGCAGGAGTACCAGGCTCGGGAGTAGCCGTTGTTGGGCGAACCGCAGGGGAACCTGCAACCACATAAGCACCGTAGGCAATCGCACCGCCTGCTTTCACTGAAACACGTCCTTCACGCTTTACAGACCCGAAAGACTGTCCATCGTTCACCGTAATCGGCTCCACTGCCATCAAGAACGCATCAATCTCGTCGCTTGATGCACACTCTGTGTAGCTTTGAACTGCGCCTAATTTTAATGCACGACCTAAATCAGCGGATGACCAGTTACCTGCGGTAACGCCGTTAGCGGTACCTAAAGCGGCTGATTCCCACGCTTCGGTTTCAATTGGGTCTGGAAATACAAAATCTGTCATAACTTTTCTCCTGGTTTAAATAGTCGCAGCGCGTAGGGCTGCGGAACTTACTTGTGTGGTTTCTTTCTCAGTTGAGGCTACTTCTATGATGCCACCAACGTGGAAAGTATTGTTAAACTCTTTACTGATGGTGTTGTAAGTTGACAAAATTACTTCGTCACTTGCGGTGCTAAGTTCAATACGACCACGCCCAAGACCCACGTTGCGTAGATTGACTGCATCTGTTGCAATTGCGCGTAACTGTGTGTGCGTAACATCAATTTGCTCCAACTTTGTTTTCATTTCACGGTTGTCCATTGACAAGGTTAAAACCTTCTCATGTGCTGCTGACAACTCTGCTTTAAAATAACTTAGCATATCAGACTTAACCGCTACTTCTGGTTCATCTTGGATGTCTTCAATGACTTCTTCAGCTACTTCTTCTACAATTTTAGCAACCGTCTCAACGGTATCTAAAACACCCATCTGTACTGGTAGTTCACCACCTGCTGCTAAAATAGCAACTTCCTTTTCACCCAGTAATTGTTTTCTAGCCATATCTGGCTCTCCTTCTGCTGATAACTTCATTCGCCCAGAATCTTTAGCCCCAGACACCTTTTTTACTAAACTTGTTGTTAAATCTTCAAACGTTGTGATTTGATCTATTAGCCCAGCTTTAAGCCCTTCAAACCCAAGGAATGTTTTACCTTCTGCCCACTTTGTTGTGTCAGCAGACAGTTGACCACGAGACGCTGCGATGTGGCTGGTGAACTCGGAGTAAAGTGTGTCTAACTTACCTTGAATAACCTTTGCAGCATCTTTCGACATGACCTCGTAAGGACTGCCCAACGCTTTAAATTCACCTGCTCGGAAAACTGTGGGTGTTACGCCGCTTTGTTCCATAGCCTTAGTGTATTCTTGGCTGATCGCTATCACACCTATCGAACCAACGTCAGCTAATCTTGTCGTACTAATACTGTCTGCACTTGCACCAATCCAGTATGCCGCAGATGCCATTTGACCCTCAGAAAAGGCTGTGACAGGCTTATACTCGCTGGATATTTTAGAGATTAACGTTGATACCGAATCGACCCCTGCTGCGCTACCGCCAGGAGAGTCAATGTTGAGCAAGATGTGTTTGATTTCAGGGTCTTGTGCGGCAACCGTTAATGTATCTTTGATTGCGTTATAACCCACAACTCCATACATGGCATAGCCAGGGTGCGCGTTAGTGACCAAAGAACCTACAATGTTGACTACGCCGACACCTTCGTGAATCGAGAGTAACCCGTAATCTGCTGGGTTAAAGCCGTCCGCATGGTCAGACAAGCTGACCTGAGAATTGGCTATAACTTCTGCTGCGGTTTTATATGAGGCTTCTGACCCCATCCATACTTGAAAATCACTCATTTGCCACCCAATCATTTGCTTCAAGGTCTTCTTTCGGCATTTCCCATACCGTGTTGGCAGGAACATCTACACCAACCAAGAACACACCGTCTGTTGCCTTGTACAAGTATTTCATACCGTGCCAGGCTTCTCGCTCAACGGTAAGACCCGAAGCGAGGTTGAAACTTACGTCACTGAACTTAGACATTAGTTATCCCCTTTTTTAACAGCCAAAGCTGGACTGATGATTGCTTGATATTTTGTACAATTGCTTGCTCTAGTTGCAACTTCATCCATTCTTTCATGTAGTCTGTTAAAACTCTTATTGACATCATTGTTTATATCTTCGCGTAAAATATCTAAAAGTTCTCGTAAATCACACTGGGTTACGAACGTAGTTTCCACTTTCGCGATACGCTTGTCCAAGCCCAAAATTGCTTTGTAATTATCTACATGGAGTCTTTCTAAATCGACTAACCGCTTTGTTGCCATATTCTTTACGATATTGATACACCAACCTAAAATACCCGCAACAATCGGCACAGCATATTGACTAAGTTCATTCATTGTTAATTCCGTAGGCTTTAAATCTAACTGATTTACCAAATAATCTTACGGCATAATACATCGCGTAAGCCTTCCAACTCGTAGTACCTTCACTACACATGGCTTCTAAGAACACAGAATCCGCGACATGGCGAGGAATAGCACGGCTAGAATAGAGAAAGTCATGAAGAGTAGCAGACCGATTAGCCACCCCATTAAACAAAGCGTAAAGCAAAGGCGTTCTTGGTACGCTTGCATAATCTGTGACAAAACCAATTGGGACGTGGTATGCGGAAGCATTATTTGAATAAACTAGGGGTAATGTTAGTTGTTTTTTACCATCTTGAAGCTCTCTTACGTTTAGGTCAGTTAGAAACATCTTAACCCTCCCATCGGACGTGACCGCTTCTTCGCACATCAATATGATTGAACCCGTTATACTTTCCATGACCTGGAATGACGAAGTTATCTTCTAACCAGTTATAGAAGTCATGCGGACCCATCTTCGTTGTTTTGATGTCTACTGCGTTTCCTAACAAGTGCTGAGATTTTATTTTGCCCCCACAAGCACGGTTGTGGGATTCACAACGGTACCCAGAGAGTATCTGAATCGGGGCATCCAGCTTAATCCGAATAGCTTCTAATAACTCAATCAACTTTGGGTTCATCTTAATTGCACCTTTTCCACAACATCTGCATGCGAATTCGGAGGGTTTAAAATGTGCTGAACCTGTAAATCCTGTAGGCATAGTATTCTCCTGATATTATAGCGGGAATTATACTCTAGTCTGGTGGATTGTACAACTTATCATGGCTTTGCCTTGTTATCTTTACCACCCGCAGATTTAGGTGATTTACCACCCTGCATCGGTGAAGCTGCCCGTGTGGCTGGGTTCGCATCCGTATTTGTAGATAACACATCAGCACTTTGGGTTAAAAACCCTGTACCTGATAACGGTTTGAACGTTGGGCTTAATTCACCCGTATCCATCAACATTGCCGCTTCTGAATCTGAGATGAACCCATAGCTCAATTGTTCTAAAACTCGCTGTTGCTGCATCATGTAGAAACTTTCAAGCTCCACAGCAGGTCGTAACGCAATCGGGCTGAACTTGGCTTCTACATACCCATCAAAGCCCACTAAACGGCACGCCAGGGTTAAGGCGCGTGAAAGAATAGTCTCAACAGGTTGTTGCATTCCAGCGGCTTGTTGGATGAACAATAAGCTCTCAGTCGATGCCGTGTTCTGTGTCCCTGTACCTTTACCAATTACAGACTGCGGCACTTTTAACGACGTGGCAAGAATAGAATCAATAATTGCAATAAGTCCCGTGTAATCTGACGCAGCACCAATTTGTGACGTTAAGTAATCTGTTTCCACGTTTGAAAACGTTACAATTGCACTTTCTGCTTTTAGGTTTTCAATTTCTTGCACCACACTGGTTCGGATCTCTTCCATCCATGTGTGTAGTAACTTCGCATCACCGCGCACTTCCATTGGTGCTGCTTTGGCTAAGTCTTCGTAATTGATTTTAACGGATAAACGACTATGCCCTGAACGGTTCACTACTCGTCTAATATCCTCGACAACCTCTGAGTGATAAATAGCGGAGTTAATTGCAGGTTCAATTGGGGAGTATGTATAAGCTGCTGTGGGGTCATAATCCAGCGCAGCATAGAAGAACGTTGGGGTGTCTAAATCAATGTTACCCTTCTGACTCGAGTATCTTGGGATTAGTTTCTGTGTGATACCGTCCGCTGTGCCTGATACTACCCACAGTAATTTCTCAGTTGAATTCGGTTTTAACGCATAAGGTAATCGTGCTTTATCTAATACCAACTCTGCTGCGGCACTGCCGTTTAGAATAACACCGCGTAATAAGGACTCTATTAGCCCCGCCATTGATAACCTATCGTCATACCCTGTTGTGTAGTCGAACTGGTAAGCTAAACGGTTGAGAATTGACCTTAACAGGGTAGAACCGTCAGGTGAAAGCTGGTGAGCCGAGTCATACACTCGATAATTCACTTTGGTGTTTGCTGTTCTTACTAATGCCGCTACCGTTGCCGATACGTCTGGGTTTACTCGTGCAAGCTGCCGAATAGCTGCTAGTTCGTTCCCTGCCTGACGTAATTGGGCAACGCTCTGGTTGAAGTAACTGGTATTGGTATTGGATAACTTTGTGTCTTTGGACTTGCCCGTTGTTTCACCTGGTGCCTGAGTACCAACTACGAGCTTGTTTAATTTTACGGTTGCGTCTATCGTTTGTGCCATGTTATATCCTTTTAGTATGTTTTCTCATGAACCCTTCCAACAACCGCTTGTCTAATAGATACGCTGGGGGAAAAATTAGTATATTCACCTGCTTCAACCATTTGGGAAGCCATAGCTGCGTAACCTAACGAGTGGGCGTAGTGATCTGAACCCGTTTTTACCCACGAAGCAGATATTAACTCGCCTTCTTCTCGTCGTTCGACCCTTTTGATATTTTGTAAATGTTGCGACATCGTTCCCATTTCTGAAAACGTAGCAAACTTTACTTTGCCAGAATTGATGTTTTTAGCAAGTAAATCAAAGCACTTTGTTCTGTTAGCCGAGACTGTCCAGGTGTTCTCTTGAACAAGATATGACGGCAACTTACGGTCTGTCAGAGTGTAAGAACAGGGCAATACCAAACCTTCTGGCAATGCCGCTTGTATGCGTATTATCGTGTCAAAGTACGGTGCCGAATCGACTACCGCGCGTGTTACACCAAACTGCTTAATACGCTCAACCACAGTAGTGTAAAGGTTGTCATCTTCTACCCTGACTTGCTCTGCCCAAAGAACATGAAGTTCTGAAACGCCATTTACTCGAACAGGTTTTGCAATGGTTATCCATGACGTTTTGCCAACGTCTAAGCCAAGCACCGCACCAGACAAGGGATTACCAGGGTTAATTGGACTCAACGTTGTGTTTTGTCTTACGGCATCAGCACTAATGCTGTTGGTTGAACTATCATAAGGTAAGCCTAATGAGTAGTTGTAAAACTGAGATTCTTCATTGCCATACTCAATACGTTTGCGGAGTAAACTCTCGCTGCTATGGTAAGCAGGTAAATCGTATGGAGAAACAGCGTAGCCTCGGTAAGCAACGATAGACGGAAATTCTGCAACCCAATCTCGATACTCGTCACTCAAATTAGCTTGTGTGATAACACCGTGACAATGTGGGCATAATAGTCTTGCCGTGGAGAGCAGCCCTCTACCATCCAAGTCTGTAACGTCTTCTGCGGTTAAGTTGGAAAAAGGTCTGTCATAACCCTGAACCACCACGTTTTCTAAAAAGTTGGGAAAGAACCAATCAGCGCAATGCTTACACTTCACAAGTCTTCGACGCTTATCTGACCGTTCAAACATAGCACTAATGCCCACACCTGTGACTGACGGGGTAGATAACCACCGACGAATGCCACGAATGCCTAACTCCTCATGTAGAAAACGACTATGTGACAAACGAGATTCCGCAGACTTCAGTACCGATGGGTTTGAAAAGTCAATTTCATCGCACGCAATTATGTCAGATGGGATTGAAATTAAATCCTTACCGAACGTCCCCGCAGCATAAAAAGCAGAACCACCAATCTTCTTGAACGAAGAACTGTCGTTCCCTGTACTCATGATACCTTTAATGTACTGAGAGCTTTCGATAACAGGGTCAATTCGGGCTTTAACGAAGCGCAGAGCCTCGTTTACGGTTGGCAGGGTGTAAATAGCTGTGGAGTTGTTCTGGACGGCTAAGAAGCCAATTACGAGGCGAGCTATGGTCTCAGATAAGCCCACTTGAGAGGGTTTAATGATACAGACATTGGGGTGTTTTTCATCGAGGAGGGCTTTTTGGAACTCATGGTCTTTAAATGAGTAGGGTTTTCCGTGCAAAGTAGTATTTGACATTAACCAATCACTTAACCGACCTAATGCCGAAGTTCTTGCAGCACTATCCCGCAAGCGGTTTACAAATTCGCGGGAAATCGGGTTAAGCATACTTCTTTAACCTTTGTTCTTCTTCTTCTATTGCACAAGTCAAGCAAGTTACCGCATTTATGGCATTTATTCGTGCTTGAGGGATATTTACCCCACATTCTTCACAAAAACCCGTAGATTTAACCACTCTTTGGTAACTTCTGTGCCTTTTTAACGCAACTTCCATGTAAAAGTCACTTATTTCTCGCGCTTGATCTAAATCATCCATAGTTTACTTTATACATTTCATCATAAGGCGTGCTTCGCTCCACAGGTAAAACAGCTTCCTGGTGAGTCGTAATCACATATTGCACCAGTTCTTTCATCTTCTCAATCCAAGAAGGTGCCAAACTCCCTCCACCCAACACTCGGTAAAAACTGACAGCTAACCCATCTCGCGCGTGTTCGGTGAAAAGGAATATGGCAGGGACTACTTCCAGTCCCGTAGCCCCGTAATTTCCAATCATCATCCATCTGCTACGCAAATGAACAAGGTAAGTGGCGTGGTCTAGCGAGTGCCTCAGTAATGTATCTGTGCTATTAGTCGCGGCGAAATACCAAGGGTGTTTCTCATCAAGTACCACCCACTCTTCTGGTCTATGCTGTAAATATCCCATCAACTGCTCAGTTTCACCCTGCGTTGATTTTACCATCTCCAACATATCTATATGCCGTTTCACAACAGTAAAGTCCAAACCCATCACTCTTTTCACAAGCATTGATATTGGCGTTACTGCTCTTATAACTAGATTACTCATTTAATAACTCTTCTAACTTCGCAAAAAACTTATCCTGTGCTTCCTTCGCCCAGTCCTTTACTACCTCTAACACCGCTGCCTCTATCGCCTTAATCCTATCCTGATTGATAATGTCTACTGAATACTTCGTTAACATCCCAAACAAGGAAGTGGACGTGGCAACTAATGACTGAAGCTCCTTCGCACTCGCATTTATTCCTTGGTTCAAAATCTGCGTCCGCATCATTCTCACCATCTGCATCTGCGCCTTGACCTCCTCCAGTATGTCTACCGTGGAATCAATTCGGAAATCCTCAGGGTTCAAAACTAGGGGCGCAGTATAGCTCACATTGAGTAAAGCCGCCAGCTTAACTCGCTCCTCATGCTCGGCATACTTAAAATGCTTCTCTAAGTATTCAACTACTTCTTTTATTGTAAAGTTCATAGACACTATTATACCCCACAAACGAATTTGTGAGGTACACTTTTTACAACAAAAGTAGCTTTTTTACAACATTTCTATCTTCGGGCTAACCTCAAAACATACGCTGGCGTTTCTTCTCGGCGTTCATCATGCGTTCTCATAATCTCCTCACGCAAGCAACTACACCAACCAATGTCGTAAAAGTTGGCTTTAACGTTAGTGCAGTGCCACTCTCCCTTCGTTGTGCAAGCAAAAAATCTCTTTGTTTTGGAGATGGATACTTCTGTGACATACCCATAATATCTCAAAACGTTAATCATCCAGTGTTTTGCATCTTCAAACTTGTCGTCAGGGTACGGAATTGACTCCCAAATCTCACGCAACGTGTAATACTTGGTCTTTTCATTCGGGAAACCCATGTACTTCACCACATCCGTACCGTAAAACCCATTAAACGCGGCTGTTGCTGTTTCTAATGCTTGGTGACGAGGGTAGCCAAGGGCTAATGAATCTTCCAACGTTTTGTAAAATTCTTCACGGATTAACGGAAATTCAGGAATGACAGGTTTTTGGTTCTTGAATGCTTTCTCCACTGCGATGAAATACTTCCGAGCGATTTTACCTTGTTCGTTGTTTTCCACCATCGACAATTCTTTTGCCATGTCCAATGTGATGAAATACTCAATTTTGCCCTTTCCTTTCCGTAAGTCATTGATTCTAGCGTTCCTTTTTTTTCGGGATCAATAAAATCAACACCTTGCAAAAAGTCAAATTTTGCGATTCTGCCCTTAATCCAATCAGAAAAATCTGTCTTTACTTCCAAACGAGCGTGCAAGTCACGAGCATTAACTGCATTCACTTCTTCGCCACCAATTACTACGGGTTGTACTTTTACTAACTCTTGCATTTTGAATCTCCATAAAATAAAAAACCCTGAATTCCAAAGTGGTTCCAGCACTCAGGGAAACAGGGTTAGATAAGGAGCATTTAACTAATATAGACCTGGAACGCCCTTAGTTAAATACTCTAAGACCATTATACAGCTAACCTTCAGCCCTTTTCAACCTCTTTTTAGCCTCTGCCTCACGCCGTTTAGCATTTATCACGTCCTTGTTGGCTTCACGGTGCTTCCTAGCTGTCTCACGTCCTTTCTCACTGGCTTTGTACTGCATACGGGCTATTTCAGCCGCATTAGAATTACCAAACTCTTTACGTTTAGCAGGGTTCTTGTCCAGGTACTCCTTCTGATAAGCACGCTTGCACGCACGGCATCTAGCTAGCGTGTAGGGCTTTCCTCTACGCTTTACCACGCTGTACTCCGCGAGGGGCTTCATCTCATTACACGTTGAACACTTTTTCATCTCAGTAACCTTATGTATAGGAGTAGGTATAATATACAAAAAAAACCTAATTTGCAAAAATTTGT